TTAAAAGAAAAACTATCAACTTTTTAATAAATAGGTAAATAAAATGGCAAAATTACAACAAGCATTTGACGCTAACAACGTAAACCCACAACAATCAACAGGTCAGTTGCCAATAGGTAAACATCCGGTTGCAATTGTTGATTCAATCGTTAAAGCCACACAGAAAAATGACGGTGGTTATCTGGAACTTGAATTGCGTATTATGGATGGGCCTATGACGGGCACAACCGGCGCATATCGTTTGAACTTGTATAATCAATCAGCAAAAGCTGTTGAGATTGCAAATCAACAATTGTCAGCGATTTGTCATGTGACTGGTCAATTTATGATCCAAGATTCTGCCCAGTTGCACAATATTCCATTCATCGTTGAGGTTGGCCCACAAAAAGATAACCCACAATATACCGAAGTTAAAAAGGTATTTGACGCTAACGGCAACGAACCGGGAAAAAACAAAGCTGCTACCCCTGCTCCTGTTCAACAACAAGCTGCCCCTGTTCAACCTTACAATGCCGGTAGTTATGCATCCAGTTCAGACCAAGCTTCAATGTCGAGTCCAGTGACGATGACTCATCAAGCTACACCTGCACCACAACAACCAGCTTGGGGTAATCAAAATGCAGTTGCTCCACAAGGTCAACCTGCCGCCCCTGCTTGGGGTCAACAACCAGCTCAACAAGCTCCGGTACAACAAGCTCCACAATGGGGACAACCGCAACAACAACCACAAGCTGCACCAGTGCAACAAGCCCCTGCTTGGGGTCAACAAGCTGGTGGTGCTGCCCCTTGGGGTCAAGGTTAATATTCATGTTGCCCAAGGATGGGCTTTTTAATTGGAATGGCTAATGATGATTCATTTTATTTTGGCTTTACTGTGGGTATTTATAGTGCTATTAGCAATAGAAATTTCTTCAAATTGATGATAAACAAAGACGGGGTAATATATGGCTTATTTAATTTTTGTTTTAGTGTGGGTATTTCTAGGGCTATTAGCAACAGGAATTTTACGCAGAATTGACGGTAAACAAAGACGTGGTGATATTTGTATGTTTATCATACTATCACCTATTTTTATTTTTATAGCAATTGATAGGTTTTTTGAATCGTATGATTGGTGGGATAAAAAAATATGAGTTTACTTAGTTTTAAAAAACTTAGAAGTATTGTATTTAATAAGGCAATAACTTCAAACGATCAAAACATCAATCCAGCTTCAGTTGAAGTTACATTAGGTAATCGGTTTTATGTTGAGGATATTCAACCTTGGGTGATTAAAGCTAACACACTTGCAACGGAATTATTTACTGATGTGAGTAAAAAGCAAAACATTAAACTAAAGCTAATTGTTTTGGAAAATGATGATGCTTTGGTTTTTCGTCCAGGTATGTTTGTTTTAGCTGAAACTAAAGAAGTATTCAATTTGCCTGATAATTTGGTTGCTGAATATGTGTTGAAAAGCAGTCAAGCACGTAACGGTTGGCAACATCTTTTAGCGGGCTATTGTGATCCAGGTTGGCACAATTCAATCTTGACTATGGAATTTGTCAACGAATCGCAAAATGGTTATTTGCTTTTACGTCCAGGTATGAAATGTGGGCAAATGAAGTTTTATGAAGTTGAAGAAGTTCCTGAAGATAAAAGTTATCGTGTGGTTGGTCAATATAATAACCAAACTGAAGTTCAACAAGCTAAACAACTAAAATAAAATGATTGATAAATTGAAAGAACTATCTGAAATAATTAAAAGTGATATAGACTTTCATTGTTCTGAATTTTACGATGATGGTCATAGAACGCATTTAGGCACATCGTTAATAGGGCATGATTGCAAGTTATATCTATGGTACGTTTTTAGATGGTGCTTTCATAAAAAGCATGAAGGTAAACAGCAACGTCTATTTAATCGTGGTCATTTAGAAGAAAAACGTTTTACTGAATGGTTACGTTCGATAGGCTTTGTTGTTGCTGATGTTAATCCCGAAACTGGCGAACAATGGAGAATATCAGATTGTAATGGTCATTTTGGTGGATCGTTAGATGGTAAAGCTTTATTCCCACAACACTATAAATTTGGCATACCTGTATTACTTGAATATAAAACTCACGGTGCCGGTAAAGATGGTAAAAGTAAAGTATTTGATAAGTTAGTTGAAAAAGGTTTGGAAGCTGAAAAGTTTCAACACTTTGCTCAAACTTGCGTTTATGGATACAAAGAAGGTTTGGAATATTGTTTATATTTAAGTATTAATAAAAACAACGATGAATTGCACGTTGAGTTAGTTAAGCTTGATATGGCTTTAGGTAAACAAATGATAGCTAAAGCTGAACAGATTATAAATCAACCTAGTAAACCTAATCGCATATCAGATAACCCAAACTTTTATAAATGTAAAATGTGTGACATGCGCCCAATTTGCCATGAAATGAAACAGATTGAAAAGAACTGTCGAAGTTGCAGTTATGCACAGCCTATTCATAATGGTCAATGGGGATGTAATTTACATAATCAAATAATACCTAAAGATTTTATACCATTGGGTTGTGAAAATTGGAGTTCTATCGTATGACAGTAGCAGAACAGATTAAAAGAAGTACAGAATTTAATAGTGCTAGGAGAATAATCACATGCTACATACATGCTGTTAGAGTGAAAACAGCTTTGTATACTCGTGATGTTGGGTGCGGTGAATTTACGTTCATCGACGGTTCGAAACTAACTTGTCGAGTGTACTGGTGATGAAATTAACAATATCGTATAAATTAAAACTATGTTTTGAAATTTTAAAAGCTAAACATGAAAAAGAATTGTCTTTATTTATTAAAGGTTATGCTGCTGGTTTAAAAGATGGATATTTGGAAACTTTAATAAAATGATTTTTCAAAATCGTTGGTATCAATCTGATGCTGAATACTCAATTGTAAATTACTTTCAATCTGGTAAAAAAGGTAATCCGGTTGTAGCCATGCCCACAGGCACAGGTAAGTCGGTTGTAATTGCAAACTTCATTAAGAACGTCTTAGGTTATTGGCCTAATCAACGTATTATGATGTTGACTCATGTTAAAGAATTGATTGTTCAAAATGCTGAAAAGTTACAAGCTGTTTGGCCTACAGCACCATTAGGTATTTATTCAGCTGGATTAAATAGCCGCGATATGATTATGCCTATTGTATTTGGTGGTATCCAGTCGGTAGCTAAAGCGATTGAAAAAGCTAATGTGCATGACATAAATAAACCTGAACATCTTAGGCATTTTGGTTGGAGAGATTTAATAATAATTGATGAATGTCATTTATTAAGCCCTAGTGAAGATACTATGTATCAAAAGGTAATAGGTGAACTACTAAAGATTAATCCTAGATTGAGAGTAATAGGGTTTACTGCAACACCATATAGGCTAAAGCAAGGTGAAATAACTGATGATGGTTTATTTACTGACGTTTGCTATGATTTAACTGAATTTAGCATGTTCAACAGATTAATATCTGAAGGTTATTTAGCTAATTTAATATCAAGACCAACAGACACTAAAATTGATTTATCTAACGTATCAATAACTGCTGGTGATTTTAACAGTAAGCAACTTGAAAGAGCTGTTGATACTGATGAAATTACATATAATGCTGTTAAAGAAATGATTCATTTTGGTGTTGATCGTAAATGTTGGTTGGTATTTGCAAGTGGTATTGATAATGCTGAACATATAAATTCAATGCTGCAAAGTTTTGGAATCAACTCAACAACAGTTCATTCTAAATTAACATCACTGGAAAACGATAGGCGTATTCGGGATTATAAGCACGGTCAATACCTTGCTATGGTTAGTAACATGAAGCTTACAACAGGTTTCGATCATCCCCCTATTGATTTTATCGGTCATCTGATGCCCACAATGTCACCGGGGAAGTGGGTGCAAACATTAGGTAGAGGTACAAGACCAAGCCCCGAAACGGGCAAAATTAACTGTATGGTAATGGATTTTGCAGGCAATACAAAACGACTAGGCCCAATTAACGATCCAGTTAAACCACGCAAGCCAGGAAAAAAAGGTGTGGCTGGTGATGTGCCGGTTCGTATCTGTGAAAAATGCGGTGTGTACAATCACGCTTCAGTTAGATTCTGTATAAACTGTGGGCATGAGTTCACATTTAAAAACAAACTTTTTGAAACTGCTTATACTGGCGAATTGGTAAAAAGTGATTTACCTACTATTGAGTTGTTAGATGTTCAAAAATGTATTTACAACTTGTATGAAAAGAAAGATAATGAAGGTAACTTAAAATCACCACCGTCAATAAAAGTTAGCTATTTTTGTGGCTTTAAGATGTATAGTGAATGGGTTTGTTTAGAACATTCTGGTTTACCTAGTAAGAAAGCAAGGGATTGGTGGCGGCAAAGGCATCATGAAGAACCACCACCAACAACCTATCAAGCTTTATTAAGGGTATCTGAATTGAAAATACCTTCAAAAATAAAAGTTATCACTAATAAAAAATACCCTGAAATAATAGGTTATGAATATTAATGAAGTTCCCACCAATTAATTTATGGAGTTATCCAAAAATGTTAAATAATGCAGAAAAGGCTATTAGTGAATTAGCTTTAATATTGGAAGTTGAAGCTAATACCGAATCAATTAAAGATGCTGTACTTGATTTGCTAAAGTATAAAGATGATGTTGAACAAACAATGGCAGATGAATCGGTTGAACATGGTGATTTTTTCGACCCTGGGAAACATTATCGAAAATACATAGGTGATTTACAACTTGATCCTTATCAAATAGCTTTACTTTACGAAATGACTGACCATATGGAGTTTTTCATTTTGAAAAAAGTTTTGCGTATGGGTGAAGCACATAAAGATAAGCGTCAAGAGTTGTTAGATATAATAAATGCGGCTAATAGACGTTTAGAAGTGTTGTCTAAAAATGCAAGCTGATTTTGATTTTATAAATTTAATTAACGAAATTGAGGATGAACTAATGGCCGAAGCTAAAGTTAAAAAAGAACGTAAACCAAGAGCTAAAAAACAAGCTGATACTAATGTAGGTAGTTTGATTGAAGCTCTTAAATTTCTAAGCCTTGCTCAAAGCAAAGCAGGTACAGATAGTCAAACGCATTGCCAGATTGAAAATCATTGGGGTATCGTAAACAACGGTATTATTTCAATGGGTGTTTCGATTGAAGAAGATTTAACGGTATGCCCACATACTCATATGTTTCTAGCATCATTGCAAGAGTGCAAAGGTGCTGTTCAAATGACGCAAACAAACCGTACAGCTTTAGATGTTAAATCAGATAGCTTTCAGGCTAAAATTGATTGTGTTGAGTCAATTTCAGATTACGAACTGACTTGCATGAACTTGGTCGATCCGTCTATTGCGCCTATCACTGACGCTGTTATTGATGCTTTTAAATGTGTGGGCAAGCTGGCAACCAAAAACAGTGAAAATTACGTCTTTGGGTCGGTTTTGCTGCAATCCGGTTCTGCGGTAGCTACTGACGGTTCTGCTATTTTAGAATACTGGCACGGTGTAAATTTGCCGCCTAATTTGCTGATTCCAAAAGAAGCTATTGAAATTATCATCAAAGCCAAAAAAAGTTTGAAGTCGTTCGGCTTTTCTGACAGTTCGATGACGTTTTATTTTGAAGATGATTCGTGGTTGAAAACTGATTTGGTAAATGAACCTTACATTAACTATCAACAGTTGTTAAACGTTCAAGCAAATGCAGTTGAATTGCCACCTGAGTTTTTTATTGGCGTTAAAAGCTTGTCACCAATCGCACAAGATAAAATCATAAACTTTGATGAAACTGGGTTTTACACAAACAACAATGCAAGATTTGAGTTGCTAGGTTTACCAAAAGACATTGCATTTAGCATTGATTACCTACTTGATTTGCAGGAATATATGGTATCTGCTGATTTTAACGTTGAAGATCAACAATGCTTATTCTTTGGTAATAATGTTCGCGGTATCTTGAAAGCTATCGAACTTTAACATTCAATA